TGCGCGTGTAGGCTTGATATAAATATCGCACCATAGTTCGCTTCTGTCAATTCTTTCTGGTGTATTATTTCTATCATCGCATACAATCATGTAATCGAATATCCCTCTTCGTGCTTGGACATCTCTTAGGAATGGATCAATCATATTTATAATTTGCAGTCTTGTAAAACTGTCATTTGGTTCAAACAAGAAGAATTTCAAAGCAGTTGAAATTGCCTTGGCTAGAATAATGAAAAGTCTTCTAACGTTTACTCTGTTGAATGCCGAATTTTTATCCAACATATTCTTTTGACCAAAGACAACCTTTCCTTGACCTGCAAATGAGACAATAGGATTTAGCCCGTTCTTATATAGAATATCCCTTTCGCCCTGTACTGGGTTCCATGCAAGTTTTCTAACATTGTTGATAATGCCTCTGTTCAATCCTGCTGGGGCAAACCATGATTCTGCAACATCATCTGTATTAGCATAGATACCCGCAACATGCCCGGATGCTGGAATCCATCTATATGTGTTATTCCATTTATCAAATACATTCAGCCAGTTAGCATATAATGCTACATAAGATGAATTGAAATTTAAATCATAATTCATATTTTGCCCCAATCTTGCGTCTCTACAATCTGTTGCTTCATTCCCCTTGTTGTTCAAAACCAAATCGGAAGGAACATCTAATATACCCATGGAATCTTTTCTGCTTTCGCATAAAGACAAAATTGCTTGTTTTACTGTTATTGATTTATCTGAGTCAATAAGTATATTCACATCAACTACTTCTGGATCTTCATATATTTCATATGACTCAATTATACTTGCATCTTCTATTGGATCTCCTTGGTCTCTTGCTCCGCCCCCTAATTGTTGATAATCTATCGTGTAGACATCTTGCATATCAAAATTCTGCATGGCACCGGAAAATGCTATGCGTATATATCTTGAAGTTCCGTTTATCAAAAGTGGAGCATAAATATTTCCTCCTTCATCATCTACCTCTCTTGGATCTGTGCTTACAATCCAAGTCTCTACTATATCATAAGGAATTATTCTCTTATTGATATTTCTTTGTTGTGCCGATCTAACTACAATCAAGAATTGATTGTCATCATTAAGAGTCGCTTCAACTTGATTTACAAGGTCATCATAAAAATCTGCTGAAATACCTATTGAGGTAGAAGATTCTCCTTTTCGTATTTTATCTAAAGTATTTCTTCCTACAACACCAACTTGAATATAGTTCCCCCATTCTCCTCTACTGGAAGCAATAATTGAATAATATGAATTCGTGTCGGGCCTTGCTCCATCAAAGACAGTCGATTCATTATTGAATTCATCAGGATCTTCGGAAGAAAAATCACTCAACATATATGCCCCTGCACTTACAATATATGGCTGTAATGTACCTGCCGAAGTTGGAATTCCCCCTGTTGGTCCTGGGCCAGCCGACACATATACTCCTGAAAATGTTGCACTAACTGGTAGTACTCTTGTGCAATAGAGATTGTTTCCGTATTGAAGAAACCCGGCGGAACCCATAATGTCTTTAAATGAAGTGTCGTCTGGTTCTCCAAATACCTCAATTAGTTCGTCAATGTCATTTATCAATTGACGTTTCAATTCCGGTCCCTTCCATGTGTTCCTCAAAACACTAACACCTATGGATGTCGCTACTGCTGGAATTGTCGTACTAAGATCAATTTCCTTTACATCTACTAATGGGCTAAGATACATTGTCATTTTTATTCCTCCCTTATATCTCAATGAGATAAGTCTTTAATGAGTAAGAAAATTCTTACACTATATATTTATATATTTTTATCTAAAAAAAACTAAAAAACTATTCTCTCAGACGAAAATAATCATAACTAAATGTTACTGTGCTTTCTAATTGCACATCCCCTTCCCTTGAACTAAACGATACTTCTCCTAAATTACTAGGCCAAATACCTATGAATAAAAGTTCCAATGCCGTAGCCCTATAATTTGAAGTGGCGACTAACGCAACATCCATGGCATAGTTTTTGTGTAATTCCGATAGCTTATCTCTATTATTATGTATATAACACATCCATTTGAAAAGAAGTTTCCAGTTAGAAAGATTTCCGTCTACAACATAACTTACTAACCAAGAATCAAATATCATTGGATTCATACTTGCTTTTGATATTGCACCTTGCCATCTTCTTTCATCTTCTGAAATAGATACTGACGGAATGACTGCCGAATAGACATTTAATATAAATGGATTGTTGGCAGATATAGTACTCTCTGTCGGAATTTTTGGAAATATCAATTGAAAATTCGTAGGTGTTGCTTTGTCTAAACTATTTAAATTTGATCCGCAAGTTAGCATTTTACTTTAGCCCCAAAACACCAATTAAATTATTCAGTCCACGTTCCTTTGCTGCCTGTGCTGCATTAGCCACATCATCGGATTTCAAGAAGGCATGTAGCCCTTTGAATTCTCTTTTTGTTGTTTCTATTTTCTTTTCTAAATTAGATCCTAAAATTCCTGGGTCTATTTCGGCTTCTGTTTTTGTACAATAACCAAACCTCTTTCCGTTTTCTCTTACTTCTTTTGCTTGGTCATCGCTAATTATAACCCATGATAATCCCTTAAAAGTTCTTAGAACGGGATGTGAATTGAATGTTATACCAGTATATAAATAATATTCTGCTTCTCTAATTTTTGATGATTTGCTTATTATGTTCAAATGAATCGTATTAAATCCATATGGATCTTTCTTAACAAAATCTACTTTGAATATTGATATTCCGCTTCTTCCATCCAAATATGTATATAAAATGGCAACTCTTGTTTTAGGTTGTAATTTAGGAGATGCTTTATATTCACTTTCTTTATATACTATGTTTAGTCCGGATTCGCTTCTCAATCTATTTATTTCATGTACGAATTTAGGAGATCCATGATGTGGTGATGTTACTATTTTCATATCATATAATAGTATATGCGCCATTTCATGCAGCATAACAGATATCACATCATTTTCAGTTAAATCAAATCCAGTAGCTATATCTATTTTCATTGAACTGCGATCTATCTCAATGTTGGGATTGGGAGCATCATATCCAACCATAAATTTATTCAATAATTTGTGTGTTGATTTGTGTGTTGTAATTCCTCTATATATTACTATTGCTCTACCAACACATTTTTTCAGCTTTCCATTCCATTTGCATTTTACATTAGGAAGTGATCCACTAAAGTATTTGACATTCAATTCTCTATAGAGAGAATTTAAATTCATGTCGCCTTCTATGCCTTCGAAAAAATATTTCATCAATCCTCTAAATTATGAGTATGCCCGTTATTCGGTTGTACTAACCATTGAAAAATTTTATGAACATGTTTAGGACCACGGATAGTTGTAGTCGTCGAACCATCCCCGTTATTATTTACCTTTCCTCCATGCAAATGTTCCGTTTGGTCCTTTTTTGTTTCCACGTTTGTTGTCTCCTCATTTATAATGCTATCTATCCTTTCTAATATACTCATTATTCCTCCATATTTAACTCGGTTCGAATAAATTATATTTTATTATCAAATCTCCATCTATATTTTTTGTACCACTTAATACAAAAGAAACACCACCCGAGGCTCCAGAAGAAAAAGTAGAAGTAGTGTCACTAACGTATGCATCGAACGCTTCTTTATCCGGCATTAGACTAGCATAAATTTTACCGATGAGAGAAGATATATCAAGCGGTTTAAAGAACCAAGTTTGCAATTCAAAATCTATAGCATAATTTATGACTCTATATTGATCATCTGAAAGTTCCGTACTAACTTCTGGTGTGCAACTTCTAAAGATCACTTTCACATCAAACTCAATTCCAAGGTCTTCTATAGCAACTCTTATAAAAATATGAGGAGCAAAGAATGGAAGAATTTGTTCCATGATTTGATCTATATCGACCATGTGTAATGTCCATATATTCATTGTAAGACCAAGATTATATGGAACAGGAGCAAGAAATTTTTCATACTCCATTGTAACATCAGAGGAATATTTACACATTTCAAAAAAAGCATTAGTCTGTCTATCTGCCGCATAATCTATGGAAGTTATCCATGCAGTAATCATAGGCAACATCTGATCGTCTTTTCTTTCATTCAACCAAAGATATGCCTTTTCTTTTATAGCTAATTTTATAGGCACTTCAACATACTTCTCTATGGATTGCCCATCTGGAGTATATCTAGCTACCTTTAGATCTGCCATTGTATCTAAAAATTGTATGAGAGTTTTACGGAAAACCTGAAAGAAGAAATATTGTCTCATAATACTCCTCTATTGATTTTATTTACAACTTTATAAATCTTATTTTCCATTATCTTATTTTCCATTCTTTCCATGTATCTTTTAATGCGCCTTTTGCAGCTACATATGCACCGGCAAATGGATTTATTATATTGGGATATCCTTTTAATTTATCATATTGTTCTACAAAAGCATGTAAAGCATCCACTACCATTCTATGTGTTCTATCAATGTTATGAACAATATTAACATCCTCTTGAAGAATAGTATCCTCATATGCCTTTTGAATTTTATCCGGTTTCTTTTCGTTTGCTATCATTTTATTCCTCCTGAAATTAGCCCATTTCCTATATACTTATTTATAATACTTTCCACTTTTAATTTAGGATCATGAGTTAAAAAGTTTTTCTTTCTCATTATGGTTTTTGCAATTAAATCAAGTTCTTGTGTTTTTCTGCTATAGTCCAAAATAAATGGCATATTCAAATCTGACTTCATATCATTGATTACTGCCTCTGCGCCATCACCTAACTCAGCAATTTTTCTTCCGTATTTCTGATATGTCTTCCTGAAAAGTTCTACCAATTCAGTAAAAGTTATTTGTCTTTTGTTCCTGATATCATTTGCTCTTTCTAAGAAGTGCTTGGTAAAC